CTAGAGCCACCATCATAGCCTTTGAAAGTATCCCTGTAATCCTCTTGAGGAGTATCAAACTTTGGCCCACTATCAAAGTTACTATCATCTGGTGTATTCCATACCCAAGGTTCTTTCCTCTTCTCTTGTCTCTTTCTATACTCTTGTGCTCTCTCCTCTATCTCCCCATTCTCCCTCTTCTCTGCTATTATTCTCTTCCTCTCTTTTATTTCTTTACTTTCCTCTTCCCATTCTGGTATCTCTTCATCATCTTCTAAAGCATCTAGTACCCAGTTCTTATGTTCTTCTTCTTCCTTGTCCATCTTCTTCCTTTCTTCTATTATTCTCTTCTTTCCTTGCTTTACTTCTTCATCTACCTTATCCCACTCTTCTTCCGTCGCTTCATCATCCAATAGCTTTCCATCAACTATAGCTGGTATTGAAGTCTCTATAGTCTGTATAACATCAAAGCTTAACCTCTGCTTAATAGTTTCTAATTCATCTGGACTTGTTATTATACCTTCCTGTACATGGTGTCTTTTGTACTTCTTACCTTCATGCTCATAAATAGCCATAGTAGATAGAGTAACCTTTCCATCACCAGTATCCATTGGCTCTATTATCATCATTACTTCTGGATATAGGGGAGCTACCTCTTTTAACTTAGCTACTTTCTCTCTATAAGCGTTTGCCATTTCTACGAAAAAATCATTTGACATATTAAACTGTATTTAATGGTGTGAATAAATTTATATTTCCAAACATATTTACCTGCATATGAACAGGGCACTCTGTGTACCTACTCTCTGTGATATGCAAGCTTCTGTAATTAGGGTAGTTTTCTAACTCTACTCCAAAGTGTTTCTTTAGGTTATACTTTTCATCTGATGGATTAAATAGTGTCATTAGGATAGTACTTTCTTCCGCAAGGTTTCCCGTATCCTTAACATCATCAGCAGTTGGGAAGATATACTCTCCTGCAAACTTCAATCTCTCCATATTTGCAAGCTGTCTGTTACTATGACATACATTTATGAATGTAAAAAAACATAGATTTCTTAATGTAGTGGTATATTCTAGCCACTTGTCCATATTCTCCTTTAATGTGAAGCCCCTTTCCTTTCTCCACTTCCTTATGTGGTCTGTTATCACTACAGTAAACTTGTGAGGATTGTTCTCTTTGTACACTACTATTCTTTTATGCCCCTCTCCCATATTCGTATCTGGATTATGCCATTCAAAAGATTCATTTATAAACTCTCCATGCCTCTTTGCATATCCCATTATGTACTTGTAGCCCCCTGTAGGATTAGTAGGTTCTTCTATAAAGAATATTTTACCATGCCTGACCTTCCTTCCACCTTCATCATACTCCCCAAACATAGGTACAATTCTAGCTAGATAGACAGCCTTCAGCTTATCACTATGCTCTTCTGTTAGTTTAATTAGCTCTCTAGTACCATCCTCATTTACATGGAACAGCTTACCCATTAGATAGTCCTGACAGATTAGATACCTAGCTCCCTTATACTCAAAGTCAAATAATCCATAATCGTAGTTCATAAAATAGGCTGCTATTTTGAACTCCTTGCTCACTCTATCTATCTCATAAGAATAGTATATCCACTCTATGTCATCCAGCCTGTTTTGGGATAGCATATATAAATATGGAGTGATTAAGAAAGAATAGTCCACAAGAGTAGTCTTTCCAACTTTTGGTTGAGCAGCTACACCAATAGAGGTTTTCTTCTGTAGTCCATGAATTGCCTTATCTAATGATAATAAACCTGTAGGCAAGCCTAGATTCTTACCCTCTTGACCATCTAGGAAGGTCTTCACAAAATTACTCATAGTTACTCTCCTTTAAGGGTAGTCTGTAAAATTAGTAGTAGGGGTTTCCACAGCTTCATTGTAATGCTTCCTGCATACTATCTTTATCTCTGGCCCCCATTGTATCTCATACTTCTTATGACCTCTCTTGCCACACATGAAACACTTATACTCTGGTAATGGCTTACCATTGATAGCTTCTGTACTATCATCCCACTGATCTATTAGGTCATCCCTTATCCCCTTCATCTCTTTGAACATCTGCTTCTCTATGTCTGTAAGTGGTGCTCTCCCAGGATTAAGAAGACCTAGCAACCCCATTAACCTACCTTTCAGCCAGTTTCTTTGTTGTGCTTCTTCTCTTGTCATTACTTTATAATTTTACCTCTCATTTGAGATTGTGGTTTACTCTCTATTTTCTGACAATAACCAAGTAACATAGAAGTCCTTGTAGCTCCTTTACCTTCAAATATAAAGTTTATTGGACTCTTTAAATACTGTGGGTCTTTTAGAGTAGATAGATAAGTATCTGTAGCTTCTAATACATCATTAACTCTATACTTAGGATACTTACTAAAGAACTCTTTCATATGTGCTACAGCATCTTGCCATGCTGTTACTCTACTAGGATTCAATAAATGAAATCTAGCTACCCACTCTTTTACCCACTCAAAGTCTAATTCCTGCCCCTGAAATAACTCTACATTCCACTTAATAGTTCTAGTTTTAAAATCCCTCTCCACTATCTTAGTAGTATTGATAGCTTTAACAGCCTCTTCAGGACATACACTATCAACATCTAAATCAAAATAGTAGCCCAGCAGAACTAATAGCCCTGCTGACCTATCTATCTTATGCTTGCCTAGTATCTTAGGCACTTCTGGATTTATGAGCATGAGTCTACCTCTCTTTTCAGCCTATTAAGCTTATTTAGGTCTGCTGCATTATACCCAGACTCTTTAAAACCTAGTCTGGGTATCAGTTCTTTCAGTAATTTTACTAGCTTACTAGTAGGTAGTGATAGTACCTCATCTCCTACTACAATTCCATCTTCACATTCATCTGCTTCTGTAAGTGCTTCTTCCATACTGTTGAATACCTTATTCTCTCCAGCTTCATCTGTGACTATGCTGGCAAACTCCCAACCACCTGCTTTCTCAATTACAATGAACATAAATTATTGATTTAAAGATTATCTAATACTGTTTCCTTGTACATAGCCATAACTTGACTCTCTACATCACCATCCTCTCTCTCCCTTTCTTTGAAGTTAATAACATACTTGAATGTCCTTACATCTTCTAATGTTACCCACTTTATCTTATTGTGATCAAATCCTCTCATAGCCCTACTAGCCCACTCTACATCTATAGTACCATCAGCTACTAGTACTATTATCTTACCTGTTATATTAGGTCTGAACCTTATCCTTCCTGCTCTTTGAACAAAATGTAATTGCTGCCTGCTTAGCTGAACAATGAATAAACAATCAATATCACCTAGATTATGCCCTTCATTTATACTCTCTACACAGCTTAGCCTGTTTATATTCCCTGCCTTAAAATCATCATATCCTCTATCCTTCTCATAATGTTCTAGTATCCTAGCTACTCTATCCCTCTTATCTATAGGGTCTGTTGGCTTACAGCTAGGCTTACTAAAATACCTTCTATCACATACCTCTATAGCCTGCTCTATACCACCACAAAAAATAAGAGTCCTTACATCTTGTGGTATTATATGAGATAGCATATTAACAGCAGCTCTTGTCTTAGACCTCAATACTTTAATAAACTTCATCCTATTTAATAGGTTCAGCTTGCCACCTATCATCAATGCTCTCTTTGCCAGATAGTTATACTTCTCTTGCTCTGTCTGATAGAAATAGCCCTTTGTTGCATTACCTGACTTCACATACTTATCTACCTTATCCATAGGCACAGTTATCACAGTAATCTCATAAGGAGATGATATACCAAGCTTAATGGAATCTGGCATAGTTAGCTCATATACAGGTCTAATTTCTAGCCTCTTGAATATGTCTATCTTATGGAAGTTAGCTGGTCTAGTGGCAGTTAATACTAATAGCCCTGTAATCTGATTGTCCCTGAAGAATGTCTCATTAGACTCTGTTACATTGTGTCCTTCATCCAACACCACGTAATACTTTCCACCCACCAGCTTGTGCATTGAATCATAGCATATTTTGGTGACATGGTCATTGTATAAGTCCAGCTTACCCCATTTATTAAATTCGTCTTTCCAGTTCTCATCTCTTAGTTTTATAGTAGGAACAATAATGATTATCTTACCATCATAGCCTTCTGCAACTAGTCTGGCTATCTTATCTATGGCTACCTTAGT